CGCTGGACATAAACGGGGCTTGTGCTGTCAACGCTGAAAACTTCCAGATCGTAATAATAAGTTCCAGCCGTCAAAGCCGCCGTATCAGCCGCCGATATTTTCAACGTGAATATTCCTGTCGATTTATCACCGCTAGGAACGGTGCAACGCCCATTTGCTTGGTTCAATTGCAGAACAAGATCGGCCTCTTTGGTTTGGGCAAATCGCACATCCATCCGTGCATTATAACCCGTCAAGTTGATTGCGCTACCGCCAGTATCCGTCCAAGCCACCGTTGTTGTGAATGTCGAGCCTTGGTCGCATAATAAATTCGCTATGCCAGCCGTCATCTTAAACCCTCACCAGCTTTGCAGAAGCACCGTACCGTTTGCGTCCATATGGAGCGACCATATGCATCACACCTCTTGGCACCACACCCGCCCTGTCGTCAGGATTTATACTCAGGCTTAATGCGCCAAGATTGATCGATGAAAAACCAGCAGTATCAGGGTCAAGAGTGGAATCCTCCGCGGCCAGAAATCTTGCGAACTCGGCTGTAGAATTTTTCAACCAATCAGGAATGCTGTCTTGATCAATTGAGTACTTGTCAGGATCAGACACACCACTTCTAGGCCAAGCCAATGACTGCCTGTTTGGTTGCGATAAACTCAGATTGTGACTTCTTTTGCTTTGCCCGTACCAATCAATGTGTTCATCAAGTAATCTTGTCGCCATAATCAAAGCGCGTTTTTTATCTTCCAAACCAACCGCAAGCCACGAAGTTGCAAACGGCCTTTCATTATTGAAAGTGTTGGCATCGGTGACAGAAACGTAAGAATTGGCGTTGTGAATACCCGCGCCTGTTTCCTCAATCAAAGTTATTGTCATAATATCGCCTCAAACGCCTCTCAGAACGCCTGTGCTGCCCTATAAGGGCCACACTAAGTTTTTTTGCGTTTACCCCTCGCTGGTGCTTTGCCGCCCACCCACGCTTCATTTTCTGGGGTTTTCGGGTTGTCGCCAACAAGCGTTCCATCGTCTTTTCTGGCTCTTTTGACCTCTTTTGAAGGCTTGGTACTTTTTTCCGACCAGCCGTTTGATAAAAACCTCTCCAAATCACTTGGTTCTACAAGTGCACTTTCACCGTTTTTTGATAATTTAATAAGTTCCATGATTTTCCCCATTCAGTGATTAGGGGGCGATACAAAACCGCCCCCTAACGCTTTAACCAGCGATACGCACCGCTAGTTCTGGTCTGATAAGTTTCACACCCCACAGAGCGTCTAGGGAGTACACGATCTGCTTATGTTGGCGAGAAACTTCCAAACGCATTGAAAGACCTGTTTGGGGGTCGGTCATTGCAACAATTTGGTTGCCATATCCGTCACCGGAAGTTGCGCCTTGAAGCGGACGCATTGCAAGTGCGAAGGCGTCACGGTGAAAGCCAAGATTTACAACATGAGACGCTTTCACAGTTACGGCAGCATCATTGGCTACAGCCGACTTAAGTGCCGGAGAAATGCCAATGGTTTGTGCACCGCCAGAAGCCGCTGGTGCAGAAATGATTGCGTAGGTTTGAGCATGACCCGCAAAGGTCACAACATCACCAACAACAAAACCACTGCTTCCAGACAATCCATCGACAATAATCGAAGTTGCCCCTACCGAATAGTTGGAACTGTTATTCACCAACGGTGTTCCTGACCCACCAGCAGTGTGGGTCACAATTGCATCGTCGGTGTATATGTCGAAACCAAATTTCCGACCAATTTCGCCTTCAATTTTTGGGCCCGTTCCACCGACTTCATTAACTCGGTTGAAATCGGCAAGCGCAAGTGCTGATGCTTCGGCGTCAAAATCCAAAATCATCCTGCGATCTGTACGTGGGCACAGTTGCTGATTAAGTATTTTTCGGGCATCAGTTGCCTGACTTACATTTGAAGAAAATGGCGTTGTTCCCGAAGCACCAGCAAAACCAAAAACGCCCGTAAATTGCTCATGGACAGTTGAATTGATTTTATTTGCCATCGCTTTAACAGCTTCAGACATTTGCATCGGAACAAAGTGTTCATTTCGATCCACTTCCACCATGTCTTTATCAGTCATGTGGAAATTCACTTCATACCAGTTGTCCAACGCGATTTGAACCTTCGTTGGTGCACTGTCAGATGGTGATGGTGGAGTGTTGGATGGCGATACTGCTCCAACAGTCAATGCCGAAGGAATGGGTACATCAATGGTATCCCCTTTTTCCGCAGCTTGATTTGAATAATCCATGTTTACAACGCGAGGCATAATTGCTTGCTCCCGCAAAGCCATCAGTCCTCTTGCGAGGATTTTCGGCATAATATTCGTAATTGTATTGGCCATAACAATGGTCCCCTGATTAGCATAAGGTTTAGGATAGCCACTGAGTGGCAAGAGTTTTCAGTCGGCCCCGCCAACTGCGCGATCAGCCCCGCCAATCGACTTAATACCGTCAGCCCCGCTTTCAGTATCTTACGACCAGCCCCGCCAATCGCGTATTTTTTGAATGCTTTGCCTTTAGTGACAAAACTATTCGCTAATAACTTGAACCTTGCCCGAAGCTATTCCTTCAAGATTATATCCAAGTCCTTCTTGGTCTGATATTGAAACCCGCCGACCAGACGGTCCAACACCACCAGAGGCACCGCCACCAGATGATGATTTGAATAAGTGTGGGGCTTCCTCTTCAGTAATAGAAAACCATTCATCCATGGACATGGCCCCATTGCCTTTTTTGCCATACATGATTTGGTCACCATGCATGGGTAAAGGTTTCTTTGTTTCTGGATCAATTCGCCAAACTTGCTTTGCTCTGTTCAAAACGTCTGGAATTGCTGTATCTCTCACACCAGCAGAAACCGCAGCTTGTTGAAGTTTCGTATTGATCAAATAACTATCACGTTCACTTTCGGCCTTTGCAGCACGTTCAACCGCCTCATTTGCTTGAGTTTGAAATTGCTTCATTTGCGCTTCAAGATCAGTGCGTAATCTCTCGGTGCGAGCCATAACCAATTCATCAACTTTTCCAGCTTCAATAAGCTGCTGATCCGCTTGAGCTTGCTCTTTTGCCTTCAAAGCCTTGTATTCTTCAATGTCTATACTTTGAGCCGCTTTTGTAATCGCGTCATTTTCTTGCTTTAATTTTAAATTGTTGGCGCGAAAGCTATCCAACTGTTCTTTTGGTACCATACCTTCAACATTGAGTTCAAAGGTGCCTTCTGAGTTTTGAGAATAAAACTCAGCCACACCTTCTGGTAAACCGCTTAGATCAGTTATTTTTGGGCTTAGCGCCATGTTTGTCTCCCAATTTAAAATCTTTTTGTAATCTACAATTGACAATTTTATGCAAATTGCATATTACGTTTTGTAATATATGGCAGATATGAAAAGGAAATGCAATATGTGGCTTTTTACTTCCAAAGCCTTTGTTTCGGTTGTTGCCGACAAAGACAAACCAAATGGTCCCGTTATTCTTGTACGAGCAAGAGTTGCAGGGGCAATTGAAGAACTCTTTCCCAAAGCAAAAGTGTTTAGCAAGAAAAACAGTGATTACATTTATCGGGCTTGGATACTTCGCCAAGACGTTGTGAATGCTGTGTCCGTTTACATTAACCGATTGAATTATGATAACTTTAAAAACTCAATTGGTGATGACGAGTACCATCACGCTTGCAGCGGTGTTTGGCAAGAAATGTACAATTATCAGTATGACGCTCAACATCCAAGAATATCACTTAAACCTACGGATAATTCTCACACAGGTTTCGATCCATACGTCCATCGCGGCGTTGTTTATGACAAGGTTCCCGCAAAAGGATTGTTCAAAAAGCGCAATTAACAAAATGTAAAGAAAGAGTGTAAAATGGACATTTTAACATTAGTTCACAAAATAACTCAAAGCTACGAAGATGCGCTGCAAACCGCGAGAAACGCAAAATACAAGCCAGATCAAGAAGCTGCGTCTTTAAAAGCAGCCGTTGATGTCTTGAAAAGCAGTCAGTTTTTTGAAGTTGATGGCGACTTTGAACAAACTGCTGTTGAGCTTATGATGGATGCTCATGGCATAGTTCCAAACCCAAACGCTGAAATTCACCAAACTGAAAAAGCATTTAAAATTCCTGAAAATTTAAAAATGCCAGCACCGATTTCAGCCGTATATATGCCACAAAGAGATTTGGAGTTTTTAACCGTCTGTTTAGAAACGCAAGCCGCAAATAAAAACCTTATTCAAGTTCCCTCAAAACTTAAAAATGAGGACGTTGTTGTTATGGTTTTTAGTCCGAATGCTTTGCCTACAATTGTCGGATGTTGGTCGCGTGATGATGGAACCTTAAGTTTGAGCGAAGAAATCTCAGAACATGGAAAAATGACAGAGGAATTAAAACTTCAGTCCCTTTTTATGATGCAAACTTTGGTCGCAATGTTTGATCTTATGTCCAAACCAACTCTCACTGTTTCAGCACCAGTGGGAAGCCGACAATCCAGAAGGTATATGCAAAGAACTGTTGGCATACCATCAGAGCGGTGGTCAAAAATTGAATGGAATGTTGGCGAAAAAATCAAAAGCGAAATTCGCAAGAATGACCCAGACAATTGTAAACCACTGCACTTTCGGCGCGGTCATTATCGCAAAGCAAAAGAGCATTTCAAAAATGCCGTACAAGTTGATGGCGTATGGCATCAATGGATCGAAGGTTTTTGGTGTGGTCACCCAGCGTTCGGATTTGTCAGGTCGGTCCATGCGCCCAAATACGCGGCGTAGTTCCTGACAATTACTTGGGGCAAGTTTGCATAGTGCATGACGCTTCGAAAGCAAGACGCACCGCGACTTGCCCCACTTTTAACCTTTTGTTTTTGCTAATTAAAATTCATTTAATGGTTGACATTATGCAAAATGCATAATATATATATTCTTGTAAACAAAAACAAAAGGAACCCAAACAATGAAACGCATTTTAAGAATAACTGGCCTCACAGGACGCAAAACATCGGCAAACGAAATCACCGATATTACAAACGAAATCGCAATGCTTATCCGCAACCCAGCCAAAGGCGTTCACACAGATGCTCATGTGGATGTTTTGCGGATGTTGGCCAAGCCCGAAGATTACGTCATGCCGTTCACTCGCTCAAATACCGAGCCTAGCATTTACATCGATTGGGAAGCTGGCACAATCGATGCCCCACAGTTTGCGCTCTGCCACAAAGTAACATTTGAAAATATTGAGGTAGCACAATGAACTTATGGGGCTTCGGCCCCATTTGCTAAAAAAACCAAAAACAAAAGGAACCCAAGCAATGGCTACTCGCGCTACATATGAAGTTGAAAATATGAAATTTTACATCCATCACGATGGATATCCAGAAGGTGCTGCAAATTATTTTGTGAAGGCGTATGAAACAAAAAAATCATATAACCACGCTATTCCTTTGGACTTTGCATTTTCACTTGCAAATAAAAAAGCAGAACATATCAAATCTCATGATGATCACGGTGACACCGAATATCGCTACACTGTAAAAAAAATCCCATACCAACTGGATGAAACAGATTTGACCACAATGATCCGTGTGGACAAAAGAGAATACAATCGTCTGACAGGATTAATGTATTGGGCAACTGATTATTATGGAACCCTGATTAACTTCGTGGCTGAAAACGCAACCAGCTTAAACACCGTCAAATTGAATGAGGCGGTATGATGATTGATAAAATGCTTTCATATCTTGAAGGATCACGGCATCGAGCAATTTTTCACCTAAAGTGCGCCGAAGCAAAAGGTCCCGAAGAAAAACATCCACAAACTATTAAAATGCTGAACGATATAATTGCTTCCTATGACCAGCAAATTGATAAAATTGAACGTCAACAGGATCAAGAAAACTATCCATAAAAATTCAATTCAGCCACTCTTTTTTGCGCCGCTTCAAAGTCATATTTGAGGCGGCGTTTTATTTTCGCCACCTTGTCAAACGTCTCAAACATCGTTGGCTCGTACTCCCTGCGCCTATAGTGCACAAACAAAATATCCTTTATGCGCCAATCAACCATTTCCGGCCCATCGTAATCTACGCGCAAGTCTTTGCCCTTAATTGTAATGCGGTTACCGCCATAGCTTTCGGGATTGAACCAATCCCCATGCATTGCAATAAATCCATCGGGGAACTCAACAAAATTAGTCAGCACCATNNCCCCGCCGCTTCCCTGACGAGTTAATATTATTTTCCCGTCTTTTAACGTTTGAATTATTTGATCGGTTGGTTTCATAAATAGCCTTTTTGCTTTGCTTGTCTTTGTGTGACAATAACATCTTCGACCTTTCGACCATCAGGCCACTTGCTATATCCCTTATCTATAAAAAACTTATGCATTTCATCTAGTCGGTTCTCATCAACAACAAAGCAAAGTAAATCTTCAAATATCGACAATCCATCCTTGAAAATAATTTCATTTGTACCTTGTCGAGCATGTTTTTCAAATTGCAAAACATCAACCGCCCGTTCTTGAACAGCCACGTCCCAATCTTCAAGTTCATCGAATTGCTTTCTAACACCTCTTGCTTTTGAAAATCTTTGAGACCCATAATAGTCATCGTCAAAGCTCATTGCGTCGAGCCTTGTTGCATGTCTATTTGTTTTCCAAAACAATCCTTTTTGTATTATGTCTGTATATCTGTCGCCCTTTTTTCTTATTCTTGCAAATACATATGAGGCTCCACCACTGCGCATATCAGGGATTTCTGAGCCACCTTCACCAAGAGGAATACCGCGTCTCATTCTGTCAGATGTGGACGCCAATTGACCACCACCATTTACGATATTTTTAATACTTTCGTGTTGATCGCTTCCTCCATACTCTAAGTCTTGATAAATCAAATGCTCCCTGTGAAAATCTTCCCACCGNCCACCTNTAAAAGCTGGGTTGAATTGCAAAGGTTTGCCATGACCATATTGCTGGTAATCACCGACAGGATCATAATTTGAAAGGCGACTTATATTCTTCACACCAGCGGCATCAGACGCAAGTTTTTTCAGTTGCTTTATACGTTCATTCTGAGAACCAACAGCTTCAAGTCGCTTCATTGCCTCTTTAAAAGCAATTGCTCTGTCCGTACCACCCCCGCCAAGTCCAGTTCGCTTTACCCCACTGAAGTGATAGAATATTTTGGTCAAATAAAGTTCTTCACGATCCAAAGCTGTCGCTCTTGCAGTGTCGATTCCATAACTTTCAAGCAAATCCATTGCCTTCAAAACAGACGCTTGAGAGTGACCATCAGTTACAATTTCAACTCGGCCCATCATCGCCGCTAAGTTGGTGTCATTATTTGATGGAAATATTTTTATCTTCACACCGTCAATTACAGTTTCATATGTCGTTCCAGCAGCTTCAAATTCACCTGATTGGTTTGCAAATGATCTGTCAAAATTTGATTTGTTGAATGCTGCTTCATCTCTTTTTTTCCATGTTAAACCAGCCTTTTTTGGTGCCTCTGGCAAATCAGGAAGTTTTATCGGTGGGAATTCATTAAATAATTTACCAAACAAAGTGTCACTGGCATCGACAACATCACCAACGGAATAATCATTTAAAAAACTTCCCAATTCCCGTTTAAATGGGCCGAAATGAAGCTGATAATTATCAAAATCATCTTTTGATATCAGTCCATCACGTTGCATTTTGTAAACTTCATCTGTTTTAGCGATCAAAGCACTCAAAGCACTTGTTGCTCTATCAAAGTCTTTTTGTTCAAAACCTTGGTTTTCTCTTGTTTTAATTCCTTTAATTGCGGTCAAAACTTTGTCATTTTCATATTCAAAACTAAGCTCAGGAGTCTTGGTTTTTTTTGCTTCGTCCAAAACAACTGTTTTTTCAATTCTCTCTAAAGCCGCAGGGCGCAGCTTCATGTTTATGGTCGTTTTATCTTCCCCTTCAATTCGCAAAAAATTAACTCGTATTTCTTGATCCTCAATATCACCCTTGTCTGACGGCAAGACGTAACCATTAACCCTACTTTCCTGCACAAGTTTGACCTCTTGGTCAGTAACTCTTTCAATTTTCTTGGGCTTACGGGTTTTATTGTATTTTTTCAGCTGTTTTTCGTATGTTTTTGCAAGTACAGCTTTGCGACCAATCAGAATGTCCGCAAGATCGTCAGCATCGTCGCCCATGATATCATCTACAAGACGCCTGATATCATCATCGCTGATGGCCACAATACGCGCAGCACCCGCCACTATTTGATCATCAGTTATGCCACCAAAAACATCGCCAGAGTTATAGCTGTTGAACCGTATGCTTTGCAATTCTGGAATTTCATTTGCCGCATATGACTTTCGTCCACCTTGCGCTCGAAAGAAAAGCGTGCCGCCGGTATCAATCCGAAAACTTGATCCATCAGGTAATCTTTTGAGGTTTAACTCACTCGGCCCACCGTTTCCGACCACATCCCAATTTGCCAGCCAAGCATCAGCCGCAAAACCCTCTTGGGTGCCAGTGAGTGCCGCCATGTCTGATGTTTCAATATCGTCAATTTTTTCAATTTTGCTGGAAATGCCAATTTTGCCCGTAACGTCACTATCCCCAATTTTCCCTGTTAGTTTAATAAAGTTTACATCAGCAACCTTCACACCCGCCGCTTGGTATAGTTTCGCGCTTAAAACCTCGACTTTCGCTGCCAGTTCACTTGCTGGTGATTTTACATAGTATTCCTGTCCGTCAATTTTGCTTTTAAATAAACCGCCGGTTTGTGAACCACCCTGCCCCCCAACTTGCTCCAAATCATCAAATAAAAGCCCTTCATCTTCGCGCTTCGCCACGACTGTTGCTTGCGGCACCTTTGACTTCACGCCAAGTACCGCATCGTCCAAATCAGCTTTTTCGACAGCATCAAGGCTTTGGTAAAAATTGTTTTGTGCGTTTGTAAGAGGTTTACCAGCCGCCAGCTTTTTCTTTATCGCAGTTTTAAGTGATTTCGCCTTGTAACTTTCAGTAATTGTTACTGTCAGCGTTTCAATTGCACTTAGATCACTAAATACACTTACGTCAGTCAGGCCAAGTTTGCCTTGTTTTTTTAGCTTGTTATATGCCTCTTTGTGATATGAAAGCCCTTTACCACCAGCTTTATATTGAGCAATTTTTGCTTTCGTTTCTACGATTTCATTTTTTGTTTTTTCAGCTAAAAGTAATATTCCCTTTTCACTTGTGGGTAATCCATCCCACACAGATTGCTCCACAATTCCAAGCTGCTCTTTTTTTACTATTTTTGCCGCTGCTTTTTGACCAATTTCAATTGAGGCTTGCAATTGCACTTCTGCCTCAATAGCGGCTTTAAACTCCACTTTACTCCCACTGGCAGCTTTGCTTGTTTTCAATTTGTCATACGCTTTTAATAGTGGCTTACTGCCATCACCAATTGAAAGATCAGAAATAAAATCCGATGCCTCTTGTTCAGCTTTTTCAGCCGCTTTCGCCGCAAGTTCTTCGGCTTCCTTTTGAGCCTTTGCAGCTGCTTTCGCTGCTTTATCAGCTTTTGCAATTGATGTTCTGCCAGCATCAACCAACGCTTGTATTTCAGCAAGTGAACGGGGTTGAGATGATTGGTTTACCAAATCTACAAAAGTTATTTGACCAGAATTCCAAAGGTTCCACTTACCTTCGCCCAATACTTCAATTTGAAACTTTTCGGGCTTTCCCTTCAGCCATTGCTCAAACTTTAAATCGCCAGCAACAAAACCGTCCATTGATTGCTGTGATTTGAGTAAATTTTTCGCAATCAGCGCATCTGACAAACCGCGACTTTTCATGGACTTTGTGAGTTCAGCTTTAAGAGTTGATTTTTTTATAGCTGGCAAAGGCTTGGTTGCGAGTTCATCCCAACTTTTCAAAACGCCAATTATAGTGCTGCGACAGTTGAAATGTGCTGGCGGTGGTGACCACGCGATATTATGACCGATTGGTTTAAAGTTTTGATCCCACGTAAGGCCCGATCTTGCCTTGCAAATATCACTTGTTCGACTGTCCAGCGTTGCGATCCATTGAACGCCATTGAACATATCTCCATTGGCATCAATCGTTGCAAGTGCCGCCGCATTGTTAACCGCCGCTACACTTGACCGAACAAGTGCTTCTGCCTTGTGTTTTGAGACATTCATAATTCCGTCAGTAAAATTTGCTGCTTTTGTGCCTCTCACTCGATTTACCAGTGGTCCTAATCCTTCACCGCCAGCAATCCCAACTCGCATTTGCCGCAAAAAACTATTTCGCAAAGAGTTTGATTGCTGATCCCAATATTTTTTTACAATTTCGCCTTCAACTAATGTTTCCTTTGCAAGTTGCCGAAGGTTTGCCGCTGGTGGCAACACAGAGGCAATGGGAACGCCTAGAGTTTTGTTGATTGAATTTTGTGTGGCTTTACTCGCCATTTTTGACACGCCACTCAGAGACGTACTGGACGCGCCTTTAATTTTAGCAAAATTTGCCTTGATTGTGGCTTCGACATTTTTTTGAAGTTTTGCCAGCCGCCGCGCCCGATACGTGGGCCCAATTCCAGTTGGGTCAATTTTTTCAAGTTGTTTTTGAATTGAAAGCCCCAAATCATCCAAAATATCTTTTACTATTTCAGCTTCGGACGCCTTCAACCTTTCAAGATTAATCGCATGGGTAACGACACTATCCTGCATCTGGTCATTTATATTTACAGATGTCGGGGTGAGCTTCGGCTTAAGTGCCATTTACTTACTCCGCTGCCACGGCAAGAGGCGGCTCGTCCTCGTCATCCTCGTCAGCGTCACCCGCCCCTGGCATTTCTGTATCCAACTCGTCTTGAATTTCTTCCAGTGAATAATCAGGCCGCAACATTTCGCCACGCTGCAAGTTGAAAAGCAGATCGGCTTGACCGATAGCACCCGATTGCCATGCAGATACAAGGCTCTGCAACTCTTGAGGCGTTAAACGAGCGTCCATAAAGTCTTTGTTGAGTTCAACATTGATAGTGTCCGTAAACCCTTCCCACTCAGCACACCACGAAAGCGCCTGTTGGAGCCCGTCAGACACCGTGTCTGCAATTGACGCAAGAATGCTCGACTCACCCGAACCTCGCAATCTTACGGTCTCTGCTGCCTCCGCAGTGCGTTTGCTTTCCTCAAGCAACCTCGCACCAAGCAAAGCCATCATTGATTGCTTTCGATCAAGCGACTTTTCAAGGTATGAAAGTCCACCACCGCCATACTCCAACATTCCCGTTGAAGCGCCTTCGTTCAAAAACCAAATGGTTCCAGATCCGATAGACCATGACGAGTTTTCTGCGTTACGCTGACCAATAATGTAAGGTGTGGGGCTGCTGGTTAAGTAGTTGCCTTGCTCCAAATCAGCTTGAGTTCGGTAGTGGCTCATATTCACGTTGACCAAATCCAAAATTGGGGAACGAGAAACTGGTGGTGTCAAGTCATTCGGTGATAGAAACACAAACGGAATATAAGCAAATCTTTCGCCTCGATTTGTTGGGGTCAACTCATCTTCAATGCTATAGGCCAAGTCCCCTTCAACCATTTCCTCATTGTACAGTGTAACATTGTAGAAACCGTCTTCATCAATCGCCAAAACTCGGTAATTATTTACAAACTCAGTTCCAAATCCATCATCACCCGCGACCTGCCGTTCTTCATGCAATACGAGTTGAACGAGTTGCTCACGTCCATCCCTTACTTCAGTTCGCCAGTTGATAATGCTTTCAGCTGGATATAAGCGACAATATGCAGACCCCTCACCTTCGGACGGTTTATCCACCAAAATACCAGCCCGTCCTAGAGTGATAACTTCTTCAGTCGCCATTTTTGCAAAGTTCTGGAACGGCAAGCCTGTCGCAGTAATATTATCCAGCAATTCGTCCATTCTTTTTGGAGCGTCAACATTTGCTGATTTTCGAAAGATTGCACCGACAAGCCCTTGCAATGTTCTAGCACTTGCCCCGTAAAACATGGCTCGTTTTAGGTATTGAGTGTAGTCGTAATCATCTTGTCCTGACGGTTTGGGCAAATGTACCTTACCAGAAGCCTTAATTGCATCTTCGCCGCCAACCGCATCGCGTATCCGCTTCCATTGAGGTGTAAATCTGACGTACTCTCGGTGTTGTTCATTTACGGGCATAATAGCCTCCTAACCAAAAAAATTGCTTATTTTGATGGGTCCGCTTGCCCCGCCCGTTTCCATTGGAAATTTTTCATGGATCAAATAACCAAGAGCATCGCCCATGTGATCAAGGCCCGATGTTTTGTCAGGCATTGACGTACCTTCCTTATACACAAGACCTTCCAATGTTTTGATCAGATGCTTGCAACGTGGATCGATAAACAACCTTCGGTGACCATCGCCATCGCAAAGCATAGCGTTCACTTCGTTCAATCGGTCCACGACTGCTGGTGCGCGACGAGACGCTACAACATCAAATCCGTAACTCTCAAGAATTGAGAAATCAGTTTGCCCCACAGCGGCCGATGTTTTACGCGCTCTGCCGCTAGGGTCTGGATAAACTGCAATGTGCCTATTGGGATATCGTTGCAGTATTTCTTGCGCCATCAAATCAGTGTTGGCATCAGGTATTTCGATTTCATTTAAAACAAGAAAGTCATTACCAGCATCCAAACCTATTATTGCACTCATTGGATTGACGTTGAAATCCATTCCAATGTGAATGGTGCCGCCTATATCATCAAGTTCGGCAACGTTAAAACTCCGCTCAAATGCATGGTAAACTCGGCCTGATTGAGTTTCAAAAGACGCTTCAAACTCTTGTCTGAACAGTCTTTCATTCATTGTTCGACGCGCTGCGGCAACTTCATCAGGTGAAACTCTGCCACCTTCAAGAGTTTTAAACTTAAACGCTTCCCAATCAGGCTCAGTATCCGCATAAGAAAACAAATCATAAAACCAGTTGAAACCTTTTGGTGTGCCGCAAAATACGGCCCGACCTTTTTTATCGCTCAAAGCTGGCCTCATGACAGCCGACCACATTTCGGGATCAATGTCTTGAACCTCGTCCATAATACACAAGTCAAGGCCAACACCGCGCAAGCTATCAGGATTGTCGGCCCCTCTAAGCGCAATAATTGATCCGTTTACCAATTCAATTGATAGATCGGTCTCATGCGTTTTTTTTACTTCGTGGCGAGGAACGTGGTGCTTTAAATCAGTCCACATGATTTGTTTTGCCATGCGATATGTCGGCGCAATATACCAGCAGTAATTGCGCTCATTCGATCTCGCTCGTTGATAGAGTATGAACCTTGAAAGGAATGATTTACCCGTACGGCGACCAGCAACAAGCACCCTAAAACGCTTTTTTGATGCAGCTACCGCCAATTGTGGGCGGGATAACCTTACAACAGGCTCACTGATTGAGGACTGCATCATGGTCTATCACTTCCCCCTCAATAACAGGGGTTTCAATGCGCTGCGGAACTATGTTGATAGTCGTGCCACCAGTATCATCTTGCTCCGACCAGCCCATCCTTGCTTTTGTCCAGTACACAAGTGCACGGACATCTCCACGCATGGCTTTTGTGTAAAGCATGGCTGCTATTTGACCGTTGGCATAATCCTTTCCAGCCTTCATTTCTTCACTGTAATATTTTCGCAAGGTTTTCTTGTCTATCCGTGCGGCATTAGCAATCATTTCCTGAGTAAAACCAGCTGAACGAAGTATTTCTATCACTTTAACCATATCGGATGATTTTTTATGAGGCGGTCTGCCATTCACTTTTGAATCAGTCTTTTTTGAGGGAAAAACCTTACTCATCAATTGTGTCCTTGAAGAAATGAACGTGGTTGCAGTCATTACAAATAGCAAAAGTGAGTAACTCTTCGTTTCCGTTTATTTTTTTAGCTGCCTTACCGAGCATGAAAGTGCCCCCGTCACAGTGCTGACATTTGAGACATTCGCCTTCAAAATGGTCGGGTTTTTCCCTTTTTTCAAACCGATCATTGAACGGCTTGTTAAATTTAACCACGTTATTTTCAGAAACCATCAGCAAACCACCAAATAACTTAATTTTTACATATTGTAATTTTCTTTATTTATCAAGAAAAGAGACCCAACCGCTTTTTGAAGAGGAAAAAAGGGCTGGGCCTAGTGGACTTTATCAGTCAAGGAGTAGAAAAACATCATGTTTCTGGGAAAAACAAATGCCGTACTAAAATTATGTCTAATGGGTGATTTTTTTAAAAGCAAGTTTTTTGTTTAAAAAACTATTATTGACATTTATGCATATTGCATATATAATGCATTTATTAATTACGAAAGGTTGGTCAACAACCTCAACGCTCTTTGACAATGAACCAACCAGCCAATGCTAGGGTATTGGGACAAGGTGGTTCTACATAAAAAGGACCAAACAATGTACAAAACGTTGAACATTCACGCTGTTAAACACGGCGAAGATAAAAACCGTTTTTGTGGACCATCGGTAATCTCATCCGTTACGGGTGTAACAACTGGTGAAGCCGCTCGGCTCATTCGAAAGCAAACTGGTGCCCGAAAAGTAACGGGGACTTACACTGGTGAAGTTTTGAATGCTTTGGCTCAATTCGGCATTGGTTACCAGCGGGTGCAATTACCCACTGACATCAAAAATCCAACGCTTGCTGCTTGGCTTCGATCAACGGTAAAAAAACGCACTTCAAACCGTGTGTTTCTTGTATCCGCTGGTCATCACTGGCAGTTGATACAAGGTCGCCGTTATGTGTGCGGTATTGTTGGCAATGTGATCAGCATTAAAGACAAAAAAGTAAAACGCCGCGCAAGAGTTCGGGGTGTTTGGGAATTAACACTCTTAGGTGAAGCATTGAAAAAACCTTCGTATGACATTTCCAAACCAAAGCCCACGAAATTACCAAAACGTGCAAACAAAGCAAAACTTGAATGCCAAAAAATTGCCCGTGAAAACCAACGAATTATTCTTGATAAAGAGAATAATTATGGTTTTATTACTTATTGGATTTTTGCAGCTTTTGTCTCTTCAACTGACGAGCAAAAATATGACCCATGGCACAATGACAGTCATGTGGTTGACCACCTTGATGACGGATCGCACTGGTTTGAAGTGCGTGACCGTATGCGAGAATACGAAAAAATCTTGGCAAAATATGACCAAGGAAAAGCCGTTATGGCGGCGTAATTAAAGGGGGCGAAAGCCCTCTTTTTTTTAACAAAAAGGAACCCAAACAATGAATGGATTTGAAAAGCACGGCATAAAGCACTTGTCGGCAAGTAATCTAAATACTTGGATAGATGCCCCCGACATTTGGGTGCTAAGGTATTTATTAAAACGACAAACTCCCAGTGGCGCAGCCGCCATGCGCGGATCAATGGTTGAAAAAGCCGTTGCAAGCACTCTTTTGGGAATGTCTCAAACAGAGGCAGTTTCAGAGGTTCTTGATCAATATGACCAGCAATTTGGCGATGATCAGACGCAACGCGATTTGATAGAGCCAATGGTCACTATGTCTATTGATCTCTTAAAGCCTTACGGTCCCCCAGATTTCCCTGAGCATGGTGTACAGCACAAAATATCACTGCCACTTACAACTGATGAATTTACCATTCCAGTAATTGGCTATCTCGACTTTGTATTTCCGCAGCAAGGTTTGGTTATTGATTTAAAGACAACCACCCGAATACCGTCGAGGATGAACTATGGTCATAAGGTTCAGCGTGTTATTTACCAAAAATCTCTTGGTAATTATGCTGTAAAATTCCTTTATGTTTCCGGCAAGAAAAACTCACTGCTGGAAGATGGTGACGTTTTTTACACATGGCAAAAAATCACTAAAACCGCACAAAGAATTGAAAAGTTCTTACGGCTCGTCACCAAAGAGGAAGCTGTCGAAATCATTCCACACAATCCAAATACTTTTTACTGGAAAGGCTTGGATGGGCTAAGAGAGGAAGTTTTTGGATGAAAATTGGATTTACCGCAAGTGCTTTTGACTTGCTACACGCTGGTCACGTTCAAATGCTGCGAGACGCCAAATCTCAGTGTGATTACTTGATTTGTGGCTTGCAGTTTGATCCTTCAATTGATCGTCAAGAAAAGGCCCAACCAGCGCAAAGTGTTGTTGAGCGTTATATGCAATTGCAAGCGGTTAAATACGTTGATGAGATCGTTCCTTATGCGACTGAAAAAGACCTTGAGGATATACTTGAGCTTATGAGCATTGACGTAAGAATATTGGGTGAAGAATACAGATTTAAAGATTTCACTGGGAAAGACATTTGTAAAAAACGAGACATAGCAATTCACTTCAATGTAAGGGACCATCGGTTTTCAAGCACAGATTTACGAAGCCGAATAAATGCCACTCAAAACGCATGATTTCTAAATAAAAATTAATTTTATGTAAAGAAATGGTTGTATCATATGCATTTTGCATATACAAAGGTCTTGTAAAACAAAAAAACGGACCCAAACAATGACCAATGCAAACCTTAAAATTCAACAATCTGCGATAAATAAAATGCGGATCGTTGATAACCTTCCCGCTCAATATCGCGCAATTGTCCATGAAATCGGACTTTCCGATTTTTCAATCAAGCACAAAAAAATTTACCGCAAAGCCAAAAAAATTGCTGGTTTAAGCGGCAAATCAATGCGGACAACTCAACGCACCGCCACTTCCAAGTTTATCGCAAAGGAATTGGTGTAATGCATCTTCAAAAAATAATCGCTGAATATAATGACCGACGTTTGATCTGGTCAGAATTCAAAACCGTTGATCCTGATAACATCACGAAAAGTGACTCATTAAAACTATTCTTGATGATTGACGAGTGCTTTGCATCAAAGCATCTTGAAGCATTTGTTTCTGGCGGTTCGCCAATCCATTTGAATTTGAAAGCGCGAATAAAGCAACTGACGTTCGCCATGATTGAACTTTATTCTCTTGGTTTTGAAATACCAAAAACCGCAAAAAGATGCCTTCGCCGCATGGTACACATTAAAATGGGGATGGCGGCATGATCAGAATTGCTGTTGGCAGTTTTGGGTTATTTGTTGCTGGCTCCACCAGTGACACCAACCCAGACATTTCACTGATTGCACTCACCTTAATTGCTATCCCTTCACTGATTTTACTCATTTCGGGGACCGCATCTGAAATTAAAAAGGAAGAGCAATGAACGTTCCCAAAATAAACTACTCCGCTTTAAATCCACATGCCGTAACCTCGTATAGTCTACGTGGCAATGTTCAATTCACGCATGACCATTCAATGAAATGCACTGGTCAATGTAAGGGCGATGGAGACGTTCTTGATTACGAGGAAGCATATGACTATCGGCAACACGGCTCACGAAGGGTTTCGACTTACAAACGCTGTCCAGATTGCAATGGAACAGGATTGCTTACTGAGAAAACTTACCACGCACTTCCAGTGACCATTCGCACTATTGATTAAGAGGTTTGGGGACTGTTCCCCGAACCTCATTTATTTTTTTCCTTTGCTCAAAAATAACTTTCCTTTGAAATTCCAATTCAACGAATTGCTTATCTAATTCAGATAATTTTGATCTGACTTCATCAATTTTAATAATTTTTTCTGATTTCATTTTACGCAGTTCTTTTGCCATTAAATAAAAAGTTTGGTTTCGGAGCTGCGTTTAAAGAAAGTGATAAGATTTCTTTTCGCCAATTTTCACCAAAAACTTGACGGCATTCTTGTCCCAAAAGTGAATTTGGATGCACTGTTTTAAAAAACGAACTGTCTTTAAGCGGAGCATTTTGAAATGCGCTTTCAAAAAAATGCTGAACACAAAAAGACTTTGATAGTATTTCTTTTACAGAAGGAAGCGTGTACCCAAAAATCTGATCTTGTCCATTCATTCGGCTTGGATACGTAAGGCTATAGCATTTGCCTTTAAACAACCAACTTGGAACAGGACAAGTATATATTGGCTGATAAATTTTAGCTTTTGTGTCAATTCTTGCAATATCTTTCACTGTCCATAACACATAATTCCATGCCGATCCTGATGACTTTGGAGGCTTTGATAAAGACAAGTTAATTTTATTTACCAACCCCTTCACATGAAGCGAAAGTTCTTTGCGAATTTTAATTGGAAATGCTGTCAGTTCTTTACCATCCCATGATCCATCATGAACCTTCATCGGTGGCTTTTTGGGCCCCCATTGCGGTGCTAACTGCCCTTTTCGCTTTGCTGGCATAGTGCAGAAAAAAGAAGGTATGTCTGGAAACTTTCGCAAAACAACAGCATCCATATCCAAAACTATACCACCTCTTTGTGCCGCTGCCGACAACCTTACCAAATCGGAAATATGGGCAATGCTATGACCTAACTGTAACGCTGCAAATGCAAGTTCAGACGGGTATATGTCATTGGCGTCTCTTAACTCAACGTCACAGAAAGGCCACTGATTGACTCTCTGGTACGTGTATAACACAACACGATTACCAACTTTTTGATGGGCACTCAGTGACAAAATGTGAAGTTGTGAAAATATCAGTTCTTGGCTAACCCACTCTGAATATGTCGCTTTAAAACTTGGTGGGTTTGACCAAAACAGAAAAATTGTACTCATTTCTTGTTTCTTTTTGCTTCGCGAGCTTTTTTTGCGAGATCAGCATCAGCCTTTCCCCACGTCCCTTTTCCTTTTGTTGCAAAAGAATTAACTCGCGCAAAAGCCCATTGCGCTTGAGTAGCCCCTGGGCGGTGTCCTTGCGCCCATGCTTGTGCACCACGGCGATAAACCTGTTCCAGAATTCCTTTAGGTATTCCGGTTTCTTTTGCTTTCGTTGAAAGCGCTTTACTTGCTGATTTATTTTTTAGAGCCACGTTTTTTGCCTCCGAATTGTTTTTTGTATTTCTTTGTGTGACCGCTGGTCTTTGTTTTTCTCAACTTGCCATCTTTATCGAAATCTGTTGCCATCGGTGAATGAGAAGGGTTTTTACTGGCTGATCTACGCCTTATTTCTGCTGCTCTTTTCTTTTTTTCTTCGGGTGAAAGACCAGCCAAATATATCTTCGATACTTTTTGGGGTTTTTTCATTCGGTAATGCCTTTTATTTTTCGCCAATCAGGTCGTGGGCCACTTGCGTACTCAATCGCGTGGTTTTCTTGTTTCAAAAGCCAATTTAAATTTACGCCATCAGCATAAATAATCCCTAAAGTTCTGCCAAATTTGTCCTTTTCAAAGCGATAGGTTTCTATTTCAAAAACCTCTGATTTGTTAAAACTCGGTTTGAAGCAAATAAGTTCTTCAAGACGTTTTTTTGCGGCTTGTCCGTATTCTCTTATTTGCTTGTCAATTGATCTGCTTTCGGGAACGGTGATCCCTTTCAACTTAATTCTGTGGCTGATCCAAACGCCAAAACCCAAGTCTATTTCCACCTCTATCAAGTCACCGTCTATGACTTTTGTGGCCTTGGCGTTGTAAGTGTACATACTTCACCATTTGACCTTATCAGCCCAATAGGCCCCACTCATTGGACCTCTCGCTATGTTTTTGCGGTGTCGCGCCTTAAAACTGGCTCTTTTGGCCTTCATTCTATCGGACTCACCAGCTTTCGGTTTTCCAGCGGTGCTTGCACCTTGCTGACCAAATCTTATTGTTTTCACTTGAGAGCCAACTTTCGCCACAACAATGTGACTGCTGCTTCTGTGGTTAGGGGTGCGTTTCGGTTTATTGTAGCCAGAAACACCAGCCCGAACTAAACGAGGATCTTTTTTCTTCATGCGGGAACCTTCTTTAATTTCATTCCAAAATCATTAACTCCCGCTTTGATTTCAGAATTTTCTTTTTTGATAAGTGGTATCCAACGAAATGGACGGTAATCGACAGTGTGGTGCCAGCGATTAAACTTCCAAACCAGCTTAGATACATCTGGATGCATTTTTACTTGCATTTGGCTTTTAGCCATTGTGCCTTCATGGGCATAAAATTCTTTTGTATTGCCGCCTTTTACAGACTGAGTAACAACTTTACCCTGCAAAAAGGCGTTAAATTGCACCGTTGCCCAATTACCTTTCAGCATTCTTAATGAAAGGTCTGTATCTTCATTATATCTACCTCGCCAGCGAAAAGGCGTATCATTTCTGATCAAGTTGCATGAGTAAATTCTTGTGTTGGGTACGAAAGGTTTAAGCCTTGTCGCTGCGTTGCAAAAGCCATGATAGTTCGGCCCTGCCATTCCAATATTTGTATATCTAAGGCAAAAATCCTCCATAACTTTAAAGCAAGTTGGATCACCAACTGAAATTTTTTGATTTTTATATAACCTATAAAAGTTTCGGATGTTGTCATCCATCACCCAATGCCAATCATGGCCTTCAGAAATAGAATAATCCCATACAAAGTTTCTTGCGGCCCCTGGTCCTTTTGACTTTTCATCTTTCAAGTCATCAAAAGTGTCATAGTCTTGCTGATATGTTTTGTCTAAAACTAACAATTTTTTCTTATCAACATTTGCTGAATATTTTTTATATTCTTGTTCTTCGATCACCATGCGATATGGCGCACCAATTTTTTCCAATGTGTCGCTTGTAAGGCGCGTTTCGTACCTTCCTTTGGACACGATGAACAATGGAAATCTAGGGTTCACTGGTAAAACTCTTATCTAAGTGAACTTTCTTTTCACGGTGTGGATACCAAATGTATTTGGTTTTTTCCGTTATATTTTGACTATGAAATTTCGCGAAAGACTCCATATCCTTTTCTGTTTCAAAATGAACGAGAACACTTTTGTATGGTCGCAAGTCATCTTGGTCGAATTCGGGCATATCATCCCATTCTTCCAATGCGTCCACTTCTCTGAAACCAAGAAAAGATGATAATTGATGCGGATCAAATGCCGTAAATTTAAGATCAAAATCACCCTGATCACTGAGCCATTTAATCTGTTCTGTTAGCATCGGATAATCCCACTGGCTTTCTTCACCAGAGCGATTGTCTGCAATTCTGTAAGCAACTTTTTCCTGCTCACTCAATCCTTTCGCCACATAAACAGGAACACTTGAATGCTTAAGCCTCTTAGCTGCCATTAAGCGCGTGTGACCCGCAAGAATGATATTGTCCTCGTCAACCACGATAGGTTGCGTCCAGCCCACAAGACTCAAACTGTCTGAAACCTTTTCAATTGCTTCTGGGCTGATTTGTCTTGGGTTTTTATCGTGCGGGACAATACTTTTTATCGGCACCCAATCAACGGTATAAGTCTCTGAGTTGTCGCTCAACTTGGCGGTCGTAGTCATTTATTTTTCCCAACGCCTTTTCTGCTAACATTATGTAAAATTCTCCACCTTCAGAAACTTTGGCTACGTCACAAATTTCTTGAAGTGCTTCAGTTAGAATTTTAACTTTGTGGTCGTTCATTTACTTCATCATTTTTGGCTTTTTCTTTTTGGCCATTGTCTTTTTCTTTGGTTTTTTCGGCGTTGATTTACCCGAATACTGGCTCAATTTTTTAGTGCTATTTCCATATGCCATTTACGCGCTCCTTTGCTTATAGTTTTACGTTTTATCAATTTTTAAATAAAAATCCAGAATAACTTTACAAAACGTAATATTCACCAAACGAAAGGTTGTATAAATAGTTAAATGCATTTATGCGTATTGCATGACAAAAAGGATGCAAAATGAAAAGCAGTGAATTAAGACAAATTAATAACTACTTATTCGGTTCAGACGTACAAAACTCACTCTCAAAATATATTGGAGTGAACCAAGCAACTGTTTCAAGATGGATGAATAAAGATGGCGAAGTGCCACATTACGTGTCCGTAATACTTGCTCACTTAGTTGAAAGAAAAGAAGGGGGTTTTGATCCGTTTATTGACGTACCAAATTACCCCTTCAAAAACATCATGCTTCAAAACGCCTAGTCATCATACCAGCGTTGCGGTGACGTTGACTGATGCACTTCATCACCAACAGACGTATATCGACCATTCAGCCTGTTATAATCAAATCTAGCGCACCCCACTTGCCCGACATATTTATCCCTGACTTTGTGTATATGCACTTCGACAGGCTTTGAAGTATCGCGGCGATCTCTTGAAACTGCCCATATAACATCCCCTTTATCAGCCCAACGAGCCGAACCAGCAATATCATAAGCTGTGGGAACTGGAACTTCTTGTTCGTTGAATGTCACCATTTTTTTTGGATGCGCGACGAACCAAACATGGCAATCATGAGACTCGGCAAATTGGCGAACTTTTGCCAACATCATGGATACATATTCAGTCTCAACATTATCACCGAGAGGTCTGTGCAACTCGTTATACGGATCAATTACAAGCCCCTTGATGCCGTAGCGAAGCACCAACATTTTTGCCTGTTCAAGAATATTTTCAATTGTTGGGGACTGCTTTTGCCAATCATTAAAGCGGATGAATTTAAAATAACGATCCAACCAATCGCAACCTTCGTTAATTTCCTCAACAGACATTCTTTTGGTGTATCCATCGGTGTAAAAAGGTACGCCGATTTTTTTCTCCAAAAACTTTCGAATGTGGTGTTGAGGCTTGTTTTCAAAGGAACAGATGCCAAATTTCCATTGGTGATTTCCAGCCATATTTAAAATCAATTGATCCAGAAACTCCGATTTGCCAGAGTTTGGTATGCCTGTCACAATACTTATTTGACCTTCAAGAACCTTCATATACTGGTCGAGATTATCGAAACCTGTGGACAGAGGTTCAAATGAAAGACCTTCATAATCCTCCATCAATTCTTTTTTGTAATCAGAAACCGAATACACCCCAGCAATAGGCCAAGGCTGCGCGTACTCAATGATTTCAGACAACTTTTCAACACCATGCCGCAACAATACGTCATTTGCATCTTTGCAACCCTCAGGGAACTTGGTTCGAAGGCATTTATCCTTACCGATGCGCCTTGCCAGTTCGTTTGCCAAACCAATCCCAGCCGCATCAGCATCAGACATTATAACGACACGATCCGCGCTCTCAATCAATTTATGCTGGTCTTGCAAAAAATGAAAACCTTTTTCATTTGCGCCTTTGTAACTCTCTTGACCACCAGCGGGAACGGACAGTGCAGGGATGCCAGTTGCTTCATAAACAGACATGGCATCAATTTCCCCTTCACAAATAATAAGTTTTGCAACGGGATTTGTAATTGCTTGCAAGCCAAAGAATATCTGTTCACAACCTTTTTCTTGTGAGTATCCATATGGCTTTTCGTTGACTGCACGGCGATATTTAACAGATATCAGTTCACCATCACGGTACGAGTTGAAGCCAACAACAGTTCTTAATGACCCTTCACTGTAACGCTGAACTTGACTCACTTTATAATCTTGCAAGGTTTTCAAAGAAATGCCGCGAGTTAAAAACCAATCAACGATTACTTGCTCATGAAGCATCGCTTGCTGATCAGGCTTTGAGTAAACCACAGGTGGCTTGGGGCTTTTACGCCGCCAATTAGCCATATTGACAACATCGCCATCACGCACTGATCCCTGAAAAGGTATGCTTTGGCTTTTACAATGCCAGCAATTCCAAACAGCACTTTCTTGATCGATAGTAACTGATAAACATTGATCAGTTTTCTTTTTTCGCAAATGGCTGCACTTGGGGCAAGTTGCCCGATGATCACCAACGGAATAGCTGCTTAGCATTATTCCCTCAGCGGCAAGTTTATCCGCAATACTCATTAAATTGCCCCTACTGGACGATTACTTTTATTGCTCGAATTATCTTTTGCCTTTTTTGCCTTGTCGTTTTGGTATGCCAATTTATACAACATCGGCTGAAACCATTGTTTTTGTGACCCACCAGCTAAAAGTGCCTCGTCGATTATTCGCAAGTGGTATTCTAAATCAATCAGGTCAAATTGTTTTGCAAACTTATCGAAATCCTTGGAATTGAGCTTCACAACTTTACCACAAAAATGATATTTATCAGCATTTGAATTTGAGTCAATTAATTCTTTATTNTTTGTAATGGTTGACGTATCGGCAACTGCATTATGTGNTGAAATATTAAGCGTTTCTGTTTTTTTACGCTTTGTGGTTGCGTTTTTAGCGCGATCCACTTTCGATTGATACATTTCTTCAGCTTTGATGCGTTCTTTTGCGAGCCTTGGATTTACGAAACCATCGGCAGTTTTTTCGAAAAATTCATCAATTACATTTTGCACTGTTTCAGTAACTTCGCCGCCCATCAAAACTTTACGCAAAGAATGCGGATGCTCATCAACATAGCCGCGCTGCCATTGTTCAATAAGCAGCAAAAAATATGCGCCATGCCCTTCCAAAGTAAGATGGGCTGTATCGCTTCGATAATCCTGACCGTGAAGTGGTAAAAATTGGGTAAATTTGTCTTTCATGTTTTTGTCCTGTTCAATGCTTGGGATATGGGCGTCTGCCGCGCCCGATTTACATTTTGTAAAATAATCTTGCATTTTGGGCAAATGTTTTTTGTGGCGAATTTGGAATTTTATATATTCTTATACTGTTAATGTTAATGTTAATGTTAATGTGTAGGCAAGTTGTTACAACATCGCCACGATATCGTGACAACATCGTTACAACATTGTAACGACATTGATCCGTTTATTTTTTGACTGTAATTTTCTAAAAATATTGTTTTTTCATTGATTTTAAGCTATTTTCTTGCTAACCAAACACTTGAGGAACGGTCCTGTTCTTTGTCTGCCATAAGACCCGCAACGTTTTTTGTTTAAACGGCTGCGGGTCTTACTTCTTCAACATCCAACTCAATTCTTGGATTTTCTGAATATAACTTTTCAGAATATTTTGAGAAAACTAGCTTGTCATCGCTATAGACAAACCCGTTCATTGCATCCATGACCGCTTTTTCCAGATTATCTATATCAGGGGTAGTGGTGTGCTTTAATTTGCCGCAAATCGCCAAATTTTTTTTCTTTTTTGTCCAAGATTTTGGAATGGGCATGTGAAACTTTACATTCATTTTTACTGGATTTCTAATAACCTTTACCCCTTGAGCAACCAAGTGGTGCCTTACTAACCTTTCAAATTTCAAAGTTTTCTCAGGGGTATATATGACCGCACGTCCATAACGTATCGTTGTTTTGGGTCGGCCTTTTGGAACGGGAGTTACGGGCAAAGTAATTTTAACCTGTATCATTAACTGGTACGTTTCAATTTTGTTTGCAGTTGACAGTTTGTAATTTTCATCTCTATAACCGTAGCGAATCTATAGAATTTGTAAAGTTAACGATAATTCTTGCAGGGGAGCAAGAGGATGACTGATAACACAGCGGATAATTTTAAGTTTAGGCTAAACCCAGACCTTCGGCAAAATCCTAATGCCATGACGGAGATAA